TAACTTTTAATAAATAATAATTATGGCTTGTGATATTACAAGAGGACGATTAATAGATTGTAAAGACCAAATCGGTGGACTTAAAGCTATTTATATTTGTAAAACATACAACACTAACATTAGTGCTGTTGCTACAATAAACACTACTGAAATGACTACAGCAGGTTTTGCTACTTGGTCAGGTGCTACAGGTAGTGCTACTACAGTATTCAAATATGATTTAGTGCCTAATTTATCAAGTATGACAGTTACTATCAATGCAGACAATGCTAACGGAACTACATTTTTTACACAAGCATTATCTGTAACGCTACAAAAGATAGATCACGATATGACTAATGAGTTAAGACTTATGGCATATTCAAGAGCGCAGATTTTTGTACAAGATACTAACGACAATGTGTTTTTATTAGGTATTGATAATGGTTGTCACGTTTCAGGTGGTACTGTTGTTACAGGTGCTGCTAAGGGCGATATGACAGGATATACGATAGAATGGACTGCAGAAGAAAAGAATGCTTTAATTCAACTACCTGCAAGTTCTGGTCCTGCTACTACTGACTATCCATTTGATGGATTATCAGATGCAGATGCTGCTTTAACTATTACAGTAGGAACTTAATCGTTGCTCAATATATAAAGAAAAGAGGGGTTTTATTACCCCTTTTTTTGTACACTAAAAAACAATAAGTAAACTTTTATATTTATAATAAAACACTATGGCTTGGAAACTTAAAAAAGAATGGGAAGGCAAAAGCATTGACACGCTTAATACACCATTAGACGAACTAACACAAAAGCAAATAGCAGGACTTAATGAAAGCGTTAGAAATGCTTTATTCATAGAAGAAAAACCTAAAAAGAAAAAGAAAGATGACTAAAGAGGAAAGTAAAGAAGTTTGGGTATATGTTGGAATTAGTGAAGCAGGTGAAGTAATAATGGAAAGAATTAGTTAGATTATATGATACAAGCACTTATAAATAATCAAACAACTACTGCTTTTGCATTCACTGTTCAATTTTATTTAAATTTAGCAGATAAAATTGTAGGAACGCCAACATTTACAACTACTACTATTGGTGATGACACATATTATGCTATGTCTTTTCCATATTTTCTAATAAAGTTAAAAAGTCAGCAAACAGGAAAAGAAAAAGTGTTTACTAGAACAGGTTTTAGTCCTGCTGTTGGCACTAATTTAAATAAATATAAAAGACAAATAGCACTTAGTTTTAAATATAGTGTAAATACATCTTCTACAGAAGATTTAAGTGCTGGAGAAGTTATAGTAGGAACAGATGAATTTCCGTTAGGATTTTATGACATAACAATATATCAAACAAATTCATCAGGAGAATTAAACCCCGACAATGCAACAGCAACACTATATAATGGACTGTTAAATATGAAAGCTAGAAAAGCTGTAGGTAGCAGTAACGATTTTAGATCTGTAATTTATACTGAATATACAACTAATGACGCTGATACAGACAGCGTATATATAACCAATTAACTATGAATTTAAACTTAGTAAAATTATCACATTACAACATTCCTCATTTAGTTGAAAGACCAAATCAAGATTGGGTTTCTTTTGGTGAAGATAATTTATATCCTAATTATTTATTAGAATTATTTTTAGGTAGTGCTATTAATGGTGCATTAATAAAATCTATCGGTGCTATGATTTATGGCGAAGGATTAGCTGCTACTAATGCAGATGAAAGCGAAGCAAACAAAGAAAGTTATTTGCGACTAACAGAATTACTACATAATTCAGGTGATGATGTGCTAAAGGATTTAGCAATGGATTTAAAGCTATTTGGTGGTTGTTATGTTAATGTTATTTGGAGTAGAGATAGAAGCAAAATAGCTAAGATTTTACATATACCTGCACAATATATTAGAAGTGGTAAAATGGTAGATGGCGAAATAGACACTTATTATTATTCTGCTGATTGGTCTAAGGTTAGAAAATCAGAATACAGACCAAGACCATATGCTGCTTTTAATACAGAAGATAGAACAAGTGCAAGTCAAATTCTAATGATCCGAGATAAAAACCCCGCTTTATTTTATGGCTTTGCACCTGATTATGTAGCTGCTACAGATTGGATTCAAATGGAGTTAGAAATAGCACAGTTTCATTTATCTAATATAACATCAGGAATGACACCATCTATGCACGTTGGTTTCTCTAATGGTGTACCTACTGAAGAAGAAAGAAGAACAATAGAAAGACAACTAAACCAAAAGTTTGCAGGTAGTGGAAATGCGGGTAAAATACTTATAACATTTAATGATGGTAAAGAAACAGCACCTGTTATAGAGCCAATCCAAATGAATGACGCACAGTCAGCTTGGGAAGGAATGTCTAAACAAGCTGTAAATCAAATCCTAGCAGGACACCGTTGCGTATCGCCACTATTATTTGGAATACGTACAGAAGGTGGCAATGGATTAGGTTCAAATGCAGATGAATTAAGAGATGCGTACAGTTTATTTAACAATACAGTCGTACTACCTTTCCAAAACATACTTTTAAGAGGATTAGACAAGATATTTAAAGTAAATGATATAAATCTTGATTTATACTTTAAAACGCTTAAACCTGCTGATTTCATTGATTTAGATGTTGTTAAAACACAGTCAGAAGATGACCAAGAAAAAGAAGGTGTTACAAAAGAAGATATAGAACAAGAAGATTTAAAGCACGAATTTAGAGAAGAATTATCAGATGATGAATTTGACGAAGTTTTAGAAAATCTAAATGGCGAAATAGTAGTAGATGATGATTGGGAAATAGTAGATGAAAAAGACGAAGGTGAAATAGAAGATTATGAAGAATGGGCTGGGTCTTTAATTGGACAATATAAAAAAGAAAACCTTGCTACTAAAGAACAAAGTACAAATATATCTAAAGATGAAATAGGTAGTAGAGAAGATAAAAACAGTTATTTAGATAAATCATTTTATAGAATTCGCTTTAAGTATATTAAAAAGAGCAGTAAAGGTGGCAAAAGCAGACGTTTTTGTCAAAATATGATGACACTAGCAAGAGCTGGTTTTGTGTATAGAATAGAAGATATTGACAAAGCAAGTAGGGCGGGAGTTAATAGACAATTAGGACACAAGGGTAAACCCTATGATTTATTTAAGTTTAAAGGTGGTGTTTATTGCAGACACGCTTGGAAGGTCATCTTATATAGATTAAAGTCAAAATCATTATTAAAGGTTTCTGATAAAAAAATGGACGATTATAATAAAGCAAATAGCATTCCTAAAAGCTATATGCCAAGACCAAGAGGAATAGACAAGGCGCAAAAAGCACCAGTTAATATGCCTAATGACGGACATTATCCAGGCGTAAAATAAATTTAAATTATGGCGATACAACATACATTATACATTAGCAGTACAAGAATAAAAAAAGACACAGCATTAGGTGGTTCAGTAGATGACAACATTATTATGCCTTACATACTACTTGCACAAGATATGTTTATATTACCTGTTCTTGGAACTGATTTAGATGCTAAACTAAAAGCTGATATACAAGCAGGTTCATTATCAGGTGCTTATAAAACACTTGTGGAAACATACATACAACCTGCATTAGTACAATTTTCATTTACAGAATTAGCACCTTTTTTACGACTAAGATTTGTTAATAATTCCGTTGTCGTTATGGGTGACACTGATACAGGTTCTTCAGCTACTTATGAAGATATAAAACCATTAATGGACAGGTCAAAAGATGCTGCTGAATTTTACAGAGAAAGGTTAATAGATTATATCAGGAATAATACAAGTTCTTTTCCTGAATACAGCACAAACTCTGGTGCTGATTTAGACCCTACTGTGAACAATTATTTTGCAGGAATTAACTTAGATGTTAACGTGCCAAGAAGCAACAGATTAAAGGGATTTTTGCAAGGTGCAGATATTACTATATATGGGTGTTAAAGAAAGGCGTAAATATCCAAGTAGTTTGGAAAATTTTAAGAAGCTAAAAAATTATATTAAAAAATTAAACAATGGCAGGACAAAGATTAACAGACAAGACAGCACTAGAAGAACAAACGGGTAGTGGCGATTTATATATGATTGTCGATGTGTCCGACACTACAGGTAGTAGTGCAGGAACATCAAAAAAATTAGATAGTAAATTCGTTATACAGACAGACAAGTTTTCACTAAACAATACAGAGGTTTTGGCTTTAGACAGCACAGCAAAAGTCTTGGTGGGTGCTTTAAGTGGCTATATGGTTACACCTATTAGCGCAACTGTTCTTGTCACCCACGCATTTGCTAATGAAAGTTCTAATAATAATTTGATATTTGGGTGGGACGATTCACAGGATACTTTATATTGGGACAGAATAAGTCGGTTTTATGGAGCAAAAAGTGCTGATGCAAGTTATGTGTTTAGTGGTGGCACAACTGCATCGGGTGTTGATGCGGGTTCATTGGTCAATAAGTCATTTAAAATGTGGGCATCAAGCACAGGATTTAATGGTGGTTGGTCTTGTGATGTTTACTTGACATATTGCTACACAAAAATACTGTGATGATTAGGTTTTTATTTTTATTGTTGCCTTTGTTGTCTTTCGGACAATTCTATAAATATGCTACTATTTATGGCGGTGCTTCTTTAAATTCTACAATAGCACCAATAGAAACTTATCAATACATAAATAATCAACTAATAGAAACAACACCAGATGACGGTGCTAATTATCGTTATTTTATAGGTGTTAAAAAGCTGTCAAGATATAAGTTTGAAAAGAAACCGAAGTTTTATTACGACGGCTTGGAAAAGAACGCGAGCATATTTCGTTCCCCTGTTGATAAATTTGAGTATTTATTACAATATGAACGAATCAGGAATTTAGGTCGTGAATATGAAAGTCACAATATATGGTTTCGTTATGTAGGCGATTTTACAAGCATTAAAATTGAATCTTCTAACAACGGCTACATTGATTTACAATACAAGTCGCTTGATTTACGCTTAAAAGCTGATTTAGGTGGGTTTAGAGCCACTTTTGGCGGTGTTGTGAGGTATCACCCCATTTATGGCTTAGACGTCTTTAAACGTGATTTTTCAAATTATAACGATTTTCAAGCAGTTGCAACAGAATTAGGTTACACTAATGAATTTTATTTTATTGACACAAATAATAATGGACATTTAGATAGAATGGAACAGTCGTTTTATCGTTGGTTGTTTAACGATAATGTAGTTGCTCAAAATACAGCACAATTTCAGCAATACTATGCTACAATACCTGCAAAATATAATAGAGATAGATTAAATCAGCTTGGCAATCAATACACGCTTTCTGGCGTTGCAGGTTTGTCTTATTATCTACACAAAGACAGCTTTTTTATCTTAGCTTATGGCAATTACTTCTTTATAAGCGAAAAGATAACAGAATACGGTTCAGACACTAACGATTATGACTTTGGCGTTATTGCAAACTGGAAATTAAATCGTTTGTTGTCATTTTACACACAATTAGAGTATTTAAAATACTTTAATAGAGAAAACTATACAATTAACTTAGGAATTAACTTAATAATCATATAAAATGAAGAAATTATTATGTAAAGCAATCAAATTTTTAACTTTTGGCAAATTTTGTATTAATTGCTGTAAAAAATGTAAAAAATGAAAATAAGCGAAAAATCAGAACTAACATTAGACCTTAAAACAATCGGAATAGTTGTTGCTATGGTTGTTTCAGTGTCAAGTACATATTTTACTTTAAAAGCTGATATAGATGCTAATAAAAAAGCATTAGAAAATGGAAATTGGGTTAGCTCTACTGAATATCAGCTAAAAGATGAATTGGTTAGAAACACGATTATGTCCAATTCAAAAAAATTAGATGCTATTGAAGATAAGCTAAACACCATTGACGATAGGATATATAACTTAAATCAATAGATATGAAATTAGATGTTGTTTTATTAGTGTTACTTGCTTTGTTGTTCTTTGGTTTTGGTATTTGTTTTGGACAGGTTTCTGTAGTGCATTTTAATAGTGAATGGAACGCAAACAATGATTTTGATATTACTGTTTTAAAAGACTGTGATATTGATAGTGTTGTTATTTGCCATAATCCTGATTTAAAAGAAAAGCACAAAATAAAAGCAGTGCCTACAATTATTGTATTTGATGAAGATGAAGAAGTGGTTAGATTTGAAGCTAATATAATGATGGAACTAGAGGCAACAAAAAAAGATATACAAAAAGAAATAGATAAAATAATGTTAAAGAAATTTGAATGAGATTATCAAAGAATTTTACATTAAAAGAATTAACAAGAAGTAGTACAGCTTTACGTCTTGGTATAGATAATGAACCCTCAAAAGAAGGTATTTTGAAATTGACCTTATTAGCCACTTCACTCTTACAACCACTCAGGAATGTAGTCGGTTCTTTGAGAATAACAAGTGGCTACAGGTCACCACAACTTTCAGAAGCTATTGGTTCATCTTCTAATTCACAACATTGTCGTTATGAAGCTGTTGATTTACAATATGTTAAACGTGGTAAAATGGATAACATAAAAATCTATGATGCTTTAATTGATTTAGATTTAGATTTTGACCAATGTATATTAGAGTTCGGAAATGCAACAGAACACATAGACCCTACTGCACCTGATTGGATTCATTTAAGTTGGAAAGTTGTTGACAATAGACGACAAACATTAGTAGCATATAAAGACGAAAACAACAAAACAAAATATAGAACTATTATAAATTATAATTGTATATGAATTTTTTAAATAAATTATTTGGCAATTTAAATCTTGATGTGAATAACCTTGTTGACAACTTAACAACAACCAAAGAAGAAAAGCAAGAATTAAAAATTAAATTTGAAGCATTGTTCTTAGAAGCAAGAGCAAAAGCAGAAGAACAAATTACAAGAAGGTGGGAATCCGATAATAAAGCTGGTTGGCTTCCTGCAAACATAAGACCTTTAACATTAGCTTTTTTAGTAGTATCAACTATAATACTAATTTTTATTGAAGGTGGTGTCATAAGTTTTTCCGTCAAGGAAAATTGGATTGACCTTTTACAGCTTACGTTGATAACGGTGATTGGTGCTTACTTTGGTGGGCGGAGTATAGAAAAAGTGAAAAGCAAATAAAACAATTAAAAGAATATAGGTTAAGGTTAACAAAGTCAGAACACGACTTAATAAAAGAATTACGCCTTTCAGAAGGTAATGGTTTAAATAACGTCCTTGTTATTGGTGATTTACACGAACCATTTTCATTAGATAAATACTTAGAATTTTGCATATCAAAATATGATCAATTTGACTGTACAGAAGTTGTCTTTATTGGCGATATTATAGACAATCATTATTCTTCATATCACGAAACATCTGCTGATGGAATGGGTGGTGCTGATGAATTAGAATATGCTATTAAAAGAATTGCTCGTTGGTATAAAGCATTTCCTAAAGCTACTGTTATTATTGGAAACCACGATAGAATGGTTATGCGTAAAGCACAAACATCTGCTATTCCTAGTAAGTGGATTAAAAGCTATAAAGAAGTCTTAGAAGTGCCTAATTGGAACTTTGTAGAAAGATATGTAAAAGACGGTGTTCAGTATCTACACGGTGAGGGTGGAACAGCAAGAACTAAATGTAGAGCAGATATGATGAATACAGTTCAAGGACATTTACATACACAAGCATATTGCGAACACTATGTAGGTCAAAACTTTAGAGTGTTTGGTCTTCAAGTCGGTTGCGGTATAAACTTTTCAGAATATAGCTTTGCGTACGCAAAGGCAGGAAAAAAACCCGCTATAGGTTGCGGAATTATTATGAATAATGGAAAATTACCTATAAATTTGTTAATGGAGTTATAACTAAACTATAATATATGGCAAAACATATTTACAGTGAAAATATAAAACTTGGTGCATATTATACTTATGATAAAAACAACAATAAAGTATATGACATAAAAAGTATGCGACAAGATTTTAAAGAACTGATTAAAAAGTTGAAAAAATAGAGGGCATCTGCCGTAGGTTTTAACGTCATCTCCAACCTGCAAAATGAGTTCAAGCAGGTGTCCTTCTATTGCCTAATAATTCCATTCAGCATATTCTTCTGCTGTTTTATAATCAAACAATTTTAAACTATATTCTTTAACGTGGGCATATTTTAATTCACCGTTGCTTTTAGTATAGCGTGTTTGAACCTTAATATATTCTGTTGCTATATCTACACCTGCTTTGCGTAAATCCCTTACAACGCCTTGCAAGTCCATTATGCCTAATTCTAACATAGCTTTACGTGTCGTTAAATCGCCTTGTGTTCTTAGGTAGTCGTAAACGATCTGTTTATGTGTACCTGCTTTAAATTCAATCATAATTAATTTTTTATTGTATGAACTCCTATTGCTTTAAAATACATCTCATTCTTTCCGAGTTCAATTAAGAAATCATCAAGCTGTGTGTCAGTTCCTTTAAATTTTATATATCCAGAACCATATTGAATGTCGCAAACATTTAAATAAGGAATCATAGAATCTTTTTCTATTACACCGCCAAAATATCCCTTGCCATCAATTCTAAATTCTTTTATTTCTTCATCTTCATCATCATCATAAGTATCACAATGTTCTTTACATTTTGCACAAATACTAAGTTCCTCCCAATATCTTGCACCGCAACAATAACTTCTAATCATTTTTAATCAATTTTTCAAAATACCAAGTTTCATCTAACCTGCTATTTATTAGTTTATATTCAGGGTTATTTGTTTCAAACATAACAGCAGACCTCATACCGTCAGGTGTTTCTGTATTAAATTGTTTTATATGTAGTTCCATAATTATTTAATTCTAAATTCGTACTTAAATTCTTTAATGCTAAATTTGTCAGCAGAACCATTAATAATATCTCTTAAATGATATTTGCTAATAATGTTTTGTCTAATTGCTTTTCCTAATAGATTTAGGTCAATTTTGTTTTGTAATAAAAAATTAACACAGGTCATCTGTCCAACATTATCTGCTAACCTATGTAATGTGTATGCTCTTTCCATTATATCTGATGTTAGTTGTAATTTTTCCATTTTGTATTGTTTTAAATTGTAGCACTATTGCTATTGTTTCTACAAATATATATAAAATAAATTTAATACACAATACTAAAAGCATAAAATAAATTTAATAAGTTATTAACATTTGTATTGTTAATAAGTATAAAAGGTTTTTTTTGTGGTGTAAAGAATTTTTATTATTATTGCACTTTAACTAAAAATTATATGTTATGAATCAAAAACTAAAAGGACAGATAGAATATGCAATGTTCAAGAATAAGATCAACAAGAAACAGTTAGCTTCTTATATGAATATGTCATATCCTACAATGTTATCAAAAATTGAATCTGCTGACACTTTAAAAATAAGTGAAGCTGTTAGATTATGTAGAATACTTGATATTGAATTAAGTGAATTGTTAACTATTAAATAATATACTATGGAAACAAAGAAAGATATTTTAAATAGATTATTTATAGAAAATAATTTAACTGATGAAGATGTGTTTTCGCATCAGCATTATAAAATTATCACAAGAAGTGGTATTGAAAAGATTATGGCTAATATGGAAATTTATATTGAATATCAAGTTATTAAATGTGAGCCACATTTTGCAGTAGTTAAAGCAAAAGCTGAAATAACAGATGAAAAATTTATACAGACATTTGGAAGTGCTTTAAAAGGTGCTACATTTAAAGATGGTAATACCAATAGTTGGTATGTAATGGAAATGGCAGAAAAACGTGCTATGTCAAGAGCTGTTCTTAAATTAGCTGGTTTTTATGAGCTTGGTGTCTTTGGCGAAGATGAAAGCGAAAGTTTTAAAAGGAATAATAATTAATAAATAAATAAGATATGTATAAAATTAGAGGTGAAATAACCAACATAGAAAATGAAACTATTAACACTCAAAAAGGAGATTTTGTTAAAAAATTAGTAACTATTGTAGAATCTGATACAGGATTTGACCACGTTCAACAATTTGAGATTTTTGGAAAAGAAAAAATTGATTTAATAGAACATTCAAGAAAACTGTCAACAGGTCAATATGTTAATATAGATTTTTATATAAAGAGTAGAGAATATAAAGGCAAGTTCTATAATACTTTAATGATAAAAGAAGTTATGATAGAAGATTCTTCAACAAGATTAGCAGAAGAATCAATGCCATTTAGTTAATTGTTTTGGATAGTGCCTGTATTATATGCTTGTATTGTTTTATGTTATTATTTTTTGTAATATAGGCACTATCTTTTTAAATATATCAATATGAAAAAAACTTACCTACAACATCAATCTAATAGCTTTACAGACATTAAAATTATAAAGATGAGGTCTAAGCTAGGAATAGAATCTTATGGCATCTTTTGGGCGTTATTAGAATTGTTGTTTAATGAAGAAAATAAACTTTGTGTAGATGATTATTCTGTATTGGCTTTTAGTTTACAATGTGATGCAGACAAATTAAAAAGCGTTATAGAAGATTTTGATTTATTCGTTATAGAAGATGGTTGTTTTTATTCTAAGCGTTTAAATGATCATATAGACACTATTAATAATAAAAGTGCTAAAGCCAAAGAAAGTGCTTCTAAAAGGTGGAATAATGCGAACGCAAAGCGAACGCAAAGCGATAGCAATGCTAGTAAAGTAGAGTATAGTAAAGAAGATAAGAGTAAAGTAAAGAAGAATAATAAAAGGGGTGTTGATTATTATAATGATATTTCTTTTCCTGATTATTATGATATTCATTATGCTAAAAGAATAGAACAAGACGTAAACAAAACTAAAGAATATCACGAACATTTAAGAAGTATTGGGTATATACAACAGAGAAACAATTATAATGGAGAAACTAAGTGGATTAAAAAATGATATACAATAAAGACTTTAGGGATATAATAAAAAATTTAAATAAAGAAAAAACTATTATTATAACAGATCCTCCTTATAATGTCGGTTGGAAATATGACACATACAAGGATAAAGTTAGTGAAGATGATTATTTAAAACTATTTAGCCATTTTAAAGGTTTTAGATTTGTTGTTATTCATTATATAGAAGATATAATTAAATACATAGTTCCTTGTATGGGTATTCCTACAAAGGTTGTTCAATGGGTTTATAATAGTAATATGGGAAAACAACACAGAAGTATAGCATTTTTTAATTGCAAACCTGATTTTAACAAAGCAAAACAATTACCAAAAAACCCAACAGATAAAAGAGTTAATTCAGAAGTTAAACTTTATGATTGGTGGCTAATTAATTTAGTTAAAAATGTGAGTAAAGAAAAAGAAGATTATTCAAATCAAATCCCCGAACAGGTTATTGGCAATATAATAAAGATAGTAGCTAACAAAGATGATGTTATTTTTGACCCGTTTATGGGTTCAGGAACAACACCCGCAGTTTCAAGCAAACTAGGATATAAATATATAGCAACAGATATATCTAAAAAAGCATATAATATAACAAGTAAAAGATTAAATAAAATAGAAAACAATTTATTTACAATATGAAAGAGTATCAATTACAAAAAGCAATAGTTAATTATATTAAGCTACAATATCCAAAGGCTTTATATTGTGCTTCAGCAGGTGGATTAAGAACATCAATGACACAAGCTATTAAAATGAAAGCAAGTGGATATAAAAAGGGGTTTCCTGATTTGGCTATATTTGAACCTAAAGTAGTAAATCCTAAACACGATCCCTTTATTTATTTCTATGGATTATTCTTAGAAGTTAAAACAAAGAAAGGAAGACCAACAAAAGAACAACTTTGGTGGCGTAATGAATTAAACAAACGTGGCTATGTTGCAGAAATCGTTTATGGATATGATGAAGCTGTAGCTGTTATTGATAGATACTTAAATAATAAAGTAAGATGAAAATTAAACCAACATTTTTTAATACAAGAAAAGAAAGATTGTATTGGAATTATCACGATACTAACAATTACTTGTTCACAATTTTATTTGATAGTGGTGCTGAATTATCTTTTATTTTAAGAGATTTGAAAAAAAACAAAAATATATTAAATTATATTTATAAGAAAGTGGATAAGAGATTTGATAATGTAATAGAATTAGAAGCAAGTAAAATATCAAGTGTTGAATATAACTTAATGAAACAAATAAATATACCCTCTATTGTGAAAATATGTTAAACGATTACTTAACTGACAACTATAATAAGTTAAAGGATATTGCCTACAACATAACCAGCGGCAAAGATGATGATGACTTGTTAAGTTTTGTAATTGAAGAACTATATAAATGTGACACTAAACGGATCAACGAAATAATCAAAAAGAAACAGATGACATTTTATGTCGTTAGAGTTATGCTAAATCAATACCAATCAAAGACCAGCAGATACCATTACAAATACAGAAAGTATTACGAATATCACACCACAACAACAATAGAAAGCATTAGTCCTGATACAGTAGTAGAAACTAAAAAAGAAAAAGAAGAAGTAGAAGAACGCTTAGAATGGATAGAAGAAAAGCTAAAGGATTTATATTGGTTTGATGCAGAATGTTTCAGAATATATTATCGTGAAGGTTATAGTTTATCTGAAATGGCAAGAGAAACAAGGATAAATAAGAACACGTTATATAAAGCAATTAGAAACGTTAAAAACTACCTAAAAAACGAAAGATGAAAAAAAGCAGAATAATAAGAGCATTGAAAAGCTATGATAATTCAGATTTAAAAGACAAAAAGATTTGTAAATTTAAAGACGAAAAAGGAAAGAATTATTTTTTAGGCGAAGAACAAATGTATATGGAAAAAATAAGAGAAGGAATGAACTTAGTTTTACATAAGGTTTTTGAAATTTTAGATGATGATAAGTTAAAAGAAAAAATACTAAAAGCATTTAAAGATGACGAAAAAAAGTAGAGGTTTAGGAGATACAATAGGAAAAATAACTAAAGCAACAGGAATAGATAAGGTTGCTAAAGCTGTATTAGGTGATGATTGCGGGTGTGATGAACGAAAAGAGAAACTAAACAAAATGTTTCCTTATAATAAAGTCAGACAATTTACAGAAGATGAATTAAAGATATATGAAGAAGTATTGCCAAGATTAAAGAGTGGAACTATAAAAGGACAAGACCAAGCTACTTTGGTTAGATTATATAATAAAGTATTTAATGCTAATAAAAAGCCATCAAGCTGTTCTAGTTGTGTTCAGCAGACATTGGCAAAATTAGCGAAGGTATATGTAAATAGTTGTAAAAATGAAGAATAAATCACAAGTGTTTAGATTTTGTTGCAGTTGTAGTAGAATGACATTAATGTTAGAATATGATGGTTGTTATTTTTGCGGTGGCAAATTTGTTGTAGCTGCTAAAACAGATGACTTTAATATAAGACCTAAGGCATATGCAAAATCACACTAAGGTATATATGAAGTTTTTTGGTTATGGTGAGCAGGATTTTATACCCTGTGAAATGTGCGGTAGTCGTGCAGTTGATATTCACCACATAGAAAAAAGAAATAAAACTAAAAATGATTATATTGAGAATCTAATTGCATTATGTAGAGGTTGTCATATAAACGCAGAAAGCGATACTTCTTTTAATTCATATTGCAGAATACAACATCTTGAATTAGTGTGTCGATACATATACGCCTTAATAGATTTAAATAAAAAAATAAATGAAAGTAGAAAGTAAATTAATTAAAGATTTAAAACCTGCTACTTATAATCCTAGACAAATAAGCACAAAGCAGTATAAGGATTTAAAAGCATCAATTGAAAAGTTTTCTTTAGTTGACCCAATTATTATCAATAAAGATAATACTGTTATTGGTGGACATCAACGATTAAAGATATGTAAAGAATTAAAGCATATTGAAATAGATTGTGTAGTATTAAATTTAAGCAAAGAAGAAGAACGAGAATTAAATATACGTCTTAATAAAAACACAGGTGATTTTGATATGGATATATTAGCTAATGAATTCGATATAGACGAACTTGTTGATTGGGGTTTTAAGCATATTGATTTAGATATTAACATTGATAAAATAGTTGAGGGCAATACAGAAGATGACCATATACCAGAAGTAAAAGAAAGCAGAGTTAAATTAGGTGATGTTTGGCAATTAGGTAATCATAGATTAATGTGTGGAGATAGCACAAAAGAAAGTGATGTTGAAAAGTTAATGAATGGTGAAAAGGCAGATATGGTGTTTACAGACCCCCCCTATGGAATTAAACATAGTGGCAAAGGGATTAAGGGAAAAACAAAAGAAAATGATTTTGGTGAAATCTTAAACGATAATGACGTAAGTGTTGCCATAAACTCTTTTCAATTAATTAATAATATGTTCTATGGTTCAACATTAATTTTTTGGGGTGCAAATTATTATAGTAATATATTGCCTAACGGTTATGGTTGGCTAATTTGGGATAAACAAAAAGAGGGTGATACTTTTAGTGGTGGTGAAATAGCTTTTGTAAATAAAGGCGTAAAGGTTAATATATTTAGACATCAATGGCACGGAATGATAAAAGCAAGTGAAAGAGGGCAAAAGAGAATACACCCTACACAAAAACCCATAGCTTTAGCAGAATATTGCTTTAAAGAATATGGCAACCCTAAAATAGTATTAGATATTTTTTTAGGTAGTGGAACAACATTAATAGCTTGTGAGAAAACAAATAGAATATGTTATGGAATGGAATTAGATACAAAGTATTGTGATGTAATTATAGAAAGATGGGAACAGTTTACAGGACAAAAAGCAACTAAATTATAATAGATTAAATAATACAAATGGCACAGAGTAAAAAAGAGAAACTATTAAAGGCGTTAGAAGAAACGCAAGGACTAATATATCACGCTTGTAAAAAAGCTGGTAATATAAGCAGAAGTACATACTATCGTTATATGCGAGAAGATGAAGAATTTGCTAAAGCAGTTGAAGATATTAAAGAAGCACAGATAGATTATGTAGAAGGGCAATTAATAAAGAATATATCTAGCGGTAAAGAAACAAGTATTATATTCTATCTAAAATCAAAAGCTAAAGATAGAGGATATGCTGAGAAATTAGATATTACAAGTGGTGGTAAATCACTTACTGAACTTAAAATAGAAGTTATTGATACAGGGAAAGATTAAGACAACAAATGTATTTCACAAGGCGTATGGGTCTAAAACTCGAATCACGTGCTTACAGGGGGGTACGCGTTCTAGCAAGACCTATTCGCTTTGTCAGTTGTTTATTGTTAAATGCTTAGAAGAAACAGGCAAGATATTTACAATATGCAGAAAGACATTGCCCGCATTAAAAGGAACTGCATATAGAGATGTGTTGAATATCTTAAAAGAGTTAGAATTATACAGCGAAGCAAACCACAATAAATCAGAATTATCATATACGCTTAATGGCAATCTATTAGAGTTTATTTCAGTGGATCAACCAGTCAAGATACGTGGAAGGAAGCGCCACTATCTATGGTGTAATGAAGCCAACGAATTTAACTATGAAGATTGGCAACAGCTTATATTAAGAACTACAGAAAAGATATATTTAGATTATAATCCGTCAGATCCGTATAGTTGGATATATGAAAAAGTGCATACAAGAGATGACTGCACTTTCTTAAAATCCACATATAGAGCAAATCCATTTTTAGATGAAGATACAATAGCAGAGATTGAAAGATTAAAAGACATAGACCCTGACTATTGGCGTGTATATGGACTTGGTGAAATAGGAACAATACAAACTGCTATCTTCAGGAACTTTAATTTAGTAGATGATGTGCAAGGGCGTTTAATTGGTTATGGTTTAGATTTTGGATTTACTAATTCACCAACAGCATTAGTAGCTGTATATCAGTCTGACGACAATTTATATATCAAAGAGATGTTATACGAAAAGAGATTAACTAATACTGACTTGGCTAATAAACTAAGAGAATTTAGAATAGATAGACAGTCTGAAATAGTTGCAGATAGTGCAGAGCCAAAGAGTATCGAAGAGGTATATCGTTCTGGCTTTAATATAAAACCTGCTAAGAAAGGTGCAGGAATACATTTAGGAATAGATATTATGCGTAGATACAAACTACATATAACTAAAGATAGTCTAAATGCAATTAAAGAATTTAGAAGCTATAAATGGGCAACAGACAAAAATGGTGATGTATTAAATACGCCTGTAAAGATTAACGACCACTTAATTGATGCTACACGTTATTTGTGTTTAAACAAGCTATCGGTTAATCATAGTGGGAAGTATTATATATTGTAAAAAACGAATTATTAACTTTTATATTTATTAGTAATGAAACAGGTGAAATTAAGCATACCTACAGAATGGTCGGATATAACAATAGGAACATACCAAAAATATGTAGACATTCAATTAGGTAAAGGAAGCGAGAAAAAAAAGATTGTAGATAGTTTAGCTTTATTATGCGGAACTACAACAGCGATAGTTAAGAAAATGAATTATAAAGACCTGATTGAAATAATGGATATATTAAAGAAAATGATAGACACAGAACCAGATAAACAACAATTTAGAAAGACGTTTGTTTTTAAAAAAGAAGAATATGGTTTCTGTCCTAATCTTTCTGCAATAACAACAGGTGAATATATTGATTTGGAAGCATATTGTAAAGACGACCCAATTAAAAACCTGCACGTGATTATGTCCATACTGTATAGAAAGGTAACATTTAAAAGAGGTGAAAGATATGCCATAGAAGAATACAATCCTGAAGAATTTAAAGAAGAATTATTTAAAGATTGTCCAATGGATATAGCATTAAGTTCGCTAGGTTTTTTTTTGAATTTAGGGTTGACATTGGCGAAAAGTTCAGTCCACTATTTGGAAGCAATGGAACTGAAACAACAAAAGGCGTAAGTTTACAATCTAAATGGGGGTGGTATAACACGCTATATAGTTTGTCCACATCAATACTTGATATACAAAAAATAACAAAACTGCCTATATTAGAAGTTTTAACATACTTAGCATATACGCAAGACTATAATATAAAACAGAACAATAAGTATTAGTTATGATAACATTTAGAAACGTAATAGGATTTTTAGAAACAATAGCAGAAAAGCATTTTGAGATTAACAGCTTTCATTCAGGCGGAATGTCAGAAGTTGATATTAATAAACTAGGTGCTACTGATTATGTTATATTATATGCTGAACCTGGCGAAGCTACTATCAATACAGGCGTTATGACTTACTCTTTTACAATCTATGTAATGGATATGACTAATGACCAAATCTTAGGAGATGCACCTAATAACGAAAGAATAGCAAGAACAGATACTTATTCTGAAACGCTACAAATAATGCAGGACGTTATAAACGAATTTAAGCACGCTATGTATTCAACATCTTGGGTAGATAATGAAGTGGTCTTAGAAACACCGATCACAGTAGAACCATTTACAGCAAGGTTTGAAAATGAACTTACAGGTTGGGTTGCTGATATTACTATTGAAGTTAATAATACTAACAATCTTTGTATTGTGCCTATAACACCGAATAGCTAATGGAGTTTCCTAAAACAAAAAAGATGTTAAAGCGATTTGGTAAAGCTGTTGTTAGAGCAGGTAAAATTAGATTGACTGCCGCAGGAATGGGTTCATCAAGATTAATTAAAAACTTCAGTTATCAATTAGGAAAGATAGAGCCTGGCAATTTACCTAAAGCAATATCATTTACATTTGGCGGTTCTGCTAAGTATTGGCAATTCGTTGATGAAGGTGTTAGAGGTAAAGGCGGTTATAGTCCTGGTCGTGGTGCAAGAAAAGGTAAAAGAGGTGGAACAGGTATGGCTAGAGGTGGTAAAAGTCCATTTAAGTTCAAAAGTAATAATATAGCAAGAGGTGTTATTAAAAAATGGATAACAAAAAAAGGAATTAGCATAAGGGGAACAGACGGAAAATTTAAAAGTAAAACACCCTCTAGTATAGCTGGAGCTGCATTTGTAATTGGTAGAGCAATAGCACAAAGAGGATTGACACGAACACAATTCTTTTCAGCACCGTATAAGAAAAATATGAAATACTATATTAATAAAATAACTAATGCTTATGCAGAAGATATAGAAGATGATATAGTAAGTAAAATGAAAGATATAAAATAAATAAATTATGGCATCAGCATTAGAATGGCAACAGAAACCAGTTAATACAACTTCAAAAGTCCCAGTTATAACAAACTGGACACCTATAATCGGTTATATGTTATTTCAAGATGACGCGACTACAGCTTCATATTATTACTACAAGCTAATTTTAGAAGTTAGATTAGATGACGCTTCAGGAACATTATTAGCCAAAATCAAACAAAGAAGAAACGGTTATGGTTCAGATATAACTAACAACAAGGCAAGAGCATTTTTCGATTTAAGAGATACTGTTAATTCTCAATTAGGAAATACTGTGATTGACCAAAACGATACAGGCGTACCATTTAGAACAATACACAAAGTCGGTGTTAATACAGCAGCAAAACCATTTAGCACAAATGATAACCAAATAAAAAAAATATATGTAAAAGGCTATCAACAATATAGTACAACTGCTTCTGCTATTCCTACTGAAGTAACTTCAGATAGTGTCAATGACACACTATATTATTTACAAGCATCTTTACCACTAATGACAGCAAGAAGCACAGATGCTAATTATGTACAGTCAAGCGCATTTAATGTGTATAACGCTTCAGGTAGTAGTGACCTTTTTTTAAGTGATGTAGAAAGAAGCTCGGGTGATTATAATTTAGATGGACATTTAAACTACATACAAGACACAGACTATCACACAGTTGCTTTTTTAAATGACAATTCTAATTTTGATAGCGATATTGATTTTATAGAAGTAGTGTATTATAATTCTAGTGGTGTAAAAATAGGTGATGAACAATACATTCCAAATGTTTCAGGAAATGGCGGTGAAGCACCTACAGATGGCTCTTTAACTGACGCAGAAAGATTATTATATTTTGGTTGTGGTGCGGGTAATTTAGAAGCGTCAACTGTCACACCTAATGGTGGTAGTCCTGGTGATGCACAACCTTCTAACTTTTCAGGTTGGGCTTATTATACAATAAGAGGAACAGGAAATGCAACAGGCACTATTGCATACAAAACAACTACTTATTATTTCATAAAACAAGACGGAAGCTGTAAAGGATATAAAGTGCGTAGATTAGCTTGGCGTAATTCTGTAGGTGGTTATGATTATTTTAATTTTAAAAAGAAATCAACGCAAACTATTAACGTGCAAAGAGATAACTATAGTTCAATGCTTGGAACATTTAATGGGTCTAAATGGCGTTATAATAATACACAAAGAGGAAAAACAACAAGACAAACAACAGCTACATTAAGTGAAACTCTAAATACTGATTGGATCACAGAACAAGATGCAAACTTATTAGAGAAACTAATAATGTCAACAGATGTTTATATTGTTGAAAATGCAGATACAGATTTTACACAAGCGGTTATGGTTAAAGACAGTACGTTTGTTAAAAAGACAGTTGCTAATGATAAGCTAATTAAATATACTATCAATATAGAATACGCAAATCCTATTAATACTAACTCATAATGAATGTACGTTTAGTTGCATATAGAAAAGCTACAAGTAGTGCAACATCTACCACAGCTTATAATTTAGATTTACAAGAAGCACCGAATGTTTCTTTAAACTTTCAATTCTCTGAAATTAAAGAACCTGAAACACGAAAAGGTAGCTATAGTCAAACATTTAAATTGCCATTTACAGACAACAATAATCAATTCTTTCAAGATTGGTATAATGTTAATTTAGACACCTTAGTATTTAGTACAAGAACAAAGTTTGATGCTATTTTATACGTAGGTACAGTACCACAAATGGAAGGTAGCTTACAACTAAAATCAGTATATAAAAAAGCACAAGTTTATGAAGTTGTGCTAATGTCAAGTAGTTCATCTTTATTTAGCATAATAGGGGAAAAAAGATTAAAAGATGTTTTCTTAGAAGATAATGGTAGTTATTCAACATCATATAACCACGTCTTTAATCAAACTAATTTAGCTGCTTCTTGGGGGAACTCTTTGCAAAATACAGCAGGTGGTTCTTTATATGATTCTGATGCAGGCGTTTCTAAAATTGTATATCCAACTTCAATTACTCAAGAAAACTTTTATTACAATCCAAATGATACAGATGCAAGTGGAAACGACCTTAAAAGATATTTAAGATTAGATCAAACCACAATAGATGCTATGGTTTCAAGTGATGGAGTAGAAGCTGTTTATGATAATATCGTTTCAATGTCGCAGTTTAGACCGTCTATTCAATTAAAGACAATGATAGATTTGATTTGTGCTAAAGCAGGATTTAGTTATACTTCTACTTTTTTAAATGGTTCTTATTTTGGAAAGTTATTTATGACAACAGGAAACCATTTAGAACTATCTGCCATACCTACAACCAATTCAAACGCTAACCCTAGCGGATATATGGACGTTGGAAATAGTGCAGTTTGGGGTTCTGCAACATCATCAGGTTCTTCTTCACAAAGTAGCGAACATCTAGTAGTTGCGGACACAATTACACCCACAGCAGGATATACAGCGCCACAAGACAGCGATAATATATGGAATGAAACGTATCATTATTTTACTAAAGAAGATGTTAATATGTCGCAAGTAAGTATTAGGCATATTGCAGCAATTTCTGGTGATATTGAAGCGTATTCAGGAAACTCTATTGAGCTACAAGCCATACTAAGACCTTTTGATGTTTCAACAAATACACCCATCTTAGACTACAATTATGGCACGCAAGAAGAAGGTGGCACGTTTAGTCTTAATTATCTTTTACTAAATTGGGAATTAGATTTGTCTAATATGCCCACAGGTGCTTCTGCACAAATAGTAATAGTCGCTTCTAATTATACAGGAGATGGCACTATTGTGTTGGGTTCGTTGCAAAGTATGATAACCGTTTTGGGTTCTGGTATTACTACATTCGAGGTTGGTTATGATTTATATAGCAATATAAGAATTGATTGGGTTGGTTATAGTACAGATATATATGGTGCAACCGTAGATATTCCTGCTTGTATAGACCCTGATATAACACAGAAAGATTTTTTAAAAGACATTGTACAAAGATTTAATTTAGTTGTGTTAACTAACCCTGATGATGATACTAATTTAATCATAGAACCTTATAACGATTTTATTGCAAGTGGTGAATTAAAGTATTGGACTGACAAGCTAGATTTAGACAAAGAAATTATTATAAAAGACACAACAGAAATACAAAAGAAAACAATTCATTTAAGCGATCAAGAAGATGAAGATTTATATAATAAAGAATTTAAAGAAAGGTTTCCTGCTGTAAATGTATATGGACATTTAAAGATAGAAAGTTTTAATAATGATTTTGCTACAGGCGAATTGAAAAACCATTCTATATTTTCACCATTTATAAATAGCCAAGTGTTTGCAAGTAGTGATACACAGCTTGGAACTTATCTTCCGAATTTTTCACCACAATATGAGATAAGCTATGAAGATAAAGATGGTGTTGTTGAAAGCAAAATTGTTAAAACAAAGCCAAAACTGTTTTTTTATGGCGGTACTGCATCAACTGTAAAAGATGTAAATAATGGAACTGTTACTTATTATTTACACAGAGTCTATGATAATTCAGGAACGACTACAGCAGAAGCATTTTCATTTACAACATATGCTGTTTGTTCGCCTTTTGATGTATCGCCAGGAAGTAATAATGTTTCTGAACTAACAACAAATACTAAATCTTTATATTGGAATGCATCACCGCCATTAGTACCTAATTTAATTGTCTTTAATTACGACAGCGATACGGGTAGTTGGTTTGAAAACTCTTTATATGGTTTATATTGGCAACAGTATTTAGATAATATATATAGTACTGAAGCACGTATAATGGAGTGTTATTTAAATCTTAATGAAGTAGATGTATTTACTTTTAGCTTTGCAGATGAAATTTTTATAAAGGATAGTTATTGGCGAATACTAAAAATATCTAATTATCAAGTAGGAACTAAAGCATCAACAAAAGTTACATTAATAAAATCATTAGATACTAAAGCACATTGTGAAGGTTGCGATTATGTTTTGGGTTATGTTAATGATAGCAACTTGCTAGGCAATACATTTTATTTATGGTGTCCTGAAGGTACGCCTGGTTGCACACCTGATGTTTCTTCAGGTTTTCTAGGGGCTTATGCTAATCCTGAATGTTGTATTTGTTATGGTGGAGTGGTTATGTGGGACGAAGTAAACCAAGCATCTAATGGCTTATATCCTTGTATGGCTAATTCAGGAAGTTTACCTATTAGAACGCAAAGCATATTTGCACCTAAAAGCATATTAAATAAAGGGCAATTAAAAACACTTATTTATAATAAATTAGGTGGATTGAACACGCCATTAGTTAGAGGTGTTAATAATAGTAAATATAGCCAACCAATGCTGCCTTTATATGGTGATGATATTGTAATTAAATATGCTACTAAAAAAAGAGATATACCACAATTAGAAGGCGAATCACATAGAATTGTATTATCAGGAAATACAAACGCTAACACAAGAGGTTATGCGTACCCTGAAGCAGACAAATTTAATACACCACTAAAAATACCTAATAACGTGAATATGATTATTCGTGTTAAAGGAATTGCAACAGTTGTTGGTGGTACAAGTTCAACATACACATTAGGATATACAGAAGGTTTTGCTTATTACACAGCGTTTAAAAATGTAAACGGAACAACAACACAATTAAGCACAGCAGGTGGTCAAGAAGAATTTAGTATTAGAGAGGGTGCAAATCCAACAACGTGTACGCTACATATTGACATTAATAATGGCGTGTTAAGATTTGGTTTAGACGATAGCCAAACAGACACTAAAAGAGTATGGCAATTATCAGCAGAAATTGATGTTAATAGAATAAACAATATGGTTCTAGGTTATGGAGAAAATTGGGCGATATATCAAAATTCACAAAATATAGAATTACAAAACGGAGATTATTTAATATGGAACTAAGACAATATATAGAAACAATGGCAAAAACAATGATCCCACTAATAGACCACATTCAATTAGTAGATTATAAAGATGAAGAATTAGATTTTGTTTATGGTATGGAAGAATACCACACAAGTTTTAGAAGAATGTTTAAAGAAATAAAAAGAATACTATGGCGATAGATAAAACAATTAATTTAAATGTAGATACAGGCGATTCTAAAAAAGACGTTGATGGTCTTAATAGTGCATTAGGCAAAACAGGTGGTTCTGCTGAAACTGCCAAAAAGAAAACTAAAGGTCTTGCAGGTGGTTTTAAAGGTCTTGGAACTGCTATGAAAGCCATTGGTATTGGTCTTATTATAGCTGCATTTGTTAAGTTAAAAGATATATTCACAGGAAATATAGAAACAGCAAGAAGATTTGAACGTATAGGTGCTAAATTATCTGCTATGTTTGATGTTGTTAGAGATGCTGCTGAACCTTTATTCATAGCATTAATGGACGGTTTTTCTAATCCACAACAAGCTATTAAAGATTTATGGACAGCATTAAAAGAAAACATTGTAAACAGAATACAAGGTCTTATAGATAGTTTCGGTGCATTAGGTAAAGTTATAAAAGGTGTATTTAAGCGTGATTTAGATTTAATCAAAGAAGGTGCTACTGAAGCTAAAGACAGTTTCTTAACATTAGCAACAGGAATGGACGAAGTAGCAAGAGGTGAAGCTGCTGAAAATCTTAAAAAGAAGTTTAAAGAGATTACAGAAGAAATGAAGAAAGAAGGTGATGAAGCAGCAAGACTAACAGGCATAATGCAAGAAGTTAGAGATGAAGAACGTGAGATGTTAATGATTAGAGCAAAAGCAAATAAACAAATTGCGAAATCAAGATTATTGGCAGAAGATGATACTAAAAGTAATAAAGAAAGATTAACAGCACTTAAAGAAGCTGTTGCAGAAGAAAAAAGAGTAGCAGCAATAGAAATGGAAACCGCAGAGAAGAAGGCGAAAGCTATGCAGGATTTAGTTGACTTGGGTAAATCAGGCGAAGCAGAAATACAAGCGTTAGCAGAAGCAAACGCAAGAGTAATAGAATTACAAACAGCTTCTATATTAAGACAAAAAAGAGTTGCTGCTGAAGTTGGTGTATTTACAGCTAAAGTAGAAAAGGAAAAATCAGATGCACTAAAAGAACAAATAGCATTAGAAAAACAACTTGCAATAGCTAAAGAAAAAGGTTTTGAAGTAACAGAAGATTTATCTTCTAAAGAAGTCAAGGCTTTAATAAAGAAAAATGAAGAACTACTAAAGAAAGAAGAAGAATATCAAGATAAAAAACATAAAGCTGTAACAGGTGCTATGAAAACCATAGCTAATGCAATAGGAAAAGAAACAGCAGCAGGTAAAGCACTTGCCACAGCAACAGCGATTATAGATACTTATGTTGCTGCTAATAAAGCGTTAGCACAAGGTGGTATTTTGGGTATAGCTGCCGCAGCAGGTATTGTTGCTTCAGGGTTTGCTAATGTGAAAGCAATAAATTCTACTGAAATTCCAGGTGAAGAAGGTGGTGGTGATGTTTCTGTTTCATCTACACAAACACCTATATCTGAAATTGGTGGTGTTGGTGGCAATCTTATTCCTAATATGGAAACTATTATTCCTGGCGGTGCTAATGGAATGCAACCTGTACAAGCGTATGTAGTAGAAACTGATATTAGCGATAGCCAAGCATTACAAGAAGAACTAGACATACAAGCTACTTTATAAACAAAATAGACAACTTTATATTTATATGTGTTATGGGTAAAAAAAGAAAACTAATAGAACTAATCATAGATGAAACTGCAGACCACTTTGGTGTAGACGCAATATCAGTTGTTAAATTTCCAGCGATAGAAGAAAACTTTGTATTCTTTAATAATGACTTCTTATCACTTGCAAAAGCAGACGAAGATAAAAAGCAACTAATAGGCGCTATCCTTATTCCTGACAAAAAAATTCCACGATTAGATAAAGATACAAATGAAGAATATGACGTGTTCTTTACTAAAGAAACGATTAAACACGCACAGAAGCTGTTTATGTCGAGTTTAAACAACAATAATCACACGTTTGAACACAAAGAGCCAATACAAGGTTTAACTGTCGTGGAAAGCTGGATTAAAGAAGATAAGAAATACGATAAGTCTAATATGTATGGTTTTAACAATTTGCCTGTCGGCACTTGGTTTGTGCAAGTATCTGCTGAAAATAATCCTGAAATATGGGAAGCTATCAAAAATAAAGAAGTTAGAGGATTTAGCATAGAAGGATATTTCACAGATAAACTAATTGAAGCATCAAGAGAAAAAGATATACTAGATGAAGTATGTTTAGATTGTCCTGATGAAGTAATGATGGGTAAAATCAAAGACGTTATTTTAGAGAATGAATTACAACCTGTCGGTGCGTTAGATGGTGAGCCATTATTTAGAACTAAAGAAGAAGCTGAATTATATGCTGAAATGTTTAAGGGTTGTTCTGGTTCACACCCCCACACTGTTGATGGCGTTAAATTATATATGCCTTGTGCTGACCATTCAACAGCAACGATGAAAGAAGAATTATATACTAAAACAGGAAGAAAAAAATACAAACGTAAATACAAGATGTTAGAATATGTTGCTTATGGTAAACGCAAAGCGATGTTAAAGTATTCTTGGAATCAATGTATGAAAGACCAGATGGAACAATATGGCAACGAAGAAGTAGCTGCTAAAGTATGTGCTGCTATCAAAAACAGGACTGTAAGTCGCTAAAGAAATAAACAATTTTAACACCTTTATATTTATATATGTTATGGGAACACTAGAAAAAATCTTAAATATCTTAAAAATGAAAAATCAACCAAAATCTTATTCTGTAAAATTCTATGCAGAAATGAAACTTGATGACGGTCGTGTAATTGCTACAGAAGATGAGCAATTTATGATTGGATCTAAAGTATTTGCTGTAGGTGATGATGGCGAAGCTGAAGCACTAACAGCGGGAACATACACTATGGAAAATGGAAACAAAATGACTATCGGAGATTCTTCTGAAATCTTAGACTTAGGCGAAGAAAAAGAAGCTGAAGCAGTTGAAGAACCAAAAGAAGAAGCGTCAGCAGAACTATCCGAAGAAGAAACAGAATTAGCTGAAGATGACGAAGCTGTTGTAGAAGATTGGGCGGGTATGGAAAAAAGAATTAAAAATTTAGAAGATGCGGTAGCTGATTTAAAAGCTGACAAAGTAGAAGCATCTGCTGAAGAATTATCTGAAGAAGAAGAAGTAGAAGAAGATAAAACAGAAATGAGTTCTGAAGTTATGGGTGAACTTATGACACAAATAGAAGAACTTAAAGGGAAAATAGTTGAGTTAAGCGGCGAACCTGCAACGGAAGGCATTACATACAATCCTGAAGGAACGCATTTTAATTCTACTATTGATTTAAAGAAGCTGTCAACAAAAGATAGAGCAGCATATTATATAAACAACAAATAATTTTAAAAATGGCAAATAATAATTACAATTTAAGTAAAGAGTATCAGTTTGATATAACCGTAACTGATAACACCTATGCAGGTAAATTAGCGTTGCCTTATGTAACTGCTGCTGTTAAATCACCAGACACAGTTGCTAAAGGATATGTGCGACAAATAGACGGTTTAAATAGAAAAGCAGTTATTTCTAATTTAGGAATTAACGACCCTATCGTTTCTGCTGCTTGTTCTTTTTCTTCAGGAAATGACACATCATTAACTGAGCAAGTTTTAACACTTACTGACCTTAAAGTAAATGAGGAAATTTGTAGAGGAACAGTATTTCCAACGTGGATTGGCGAAAATATGGACAGAAACGGAAATCTACCAGGAACATTTGAGGACTTTTTATTAGCTTCAGTTGCTGGTAAGGCAGGTGCTCAATTAGAAAATGGTATTTGGGTTGCAGATGCAGGTAGTATATTTGGTGCAGGTTTCTTATCTAATGATGGAGTGTTTGACCAAAGTGGTCTTAATGCTTCAGCTTGTGCAGACTTTACACAATCAACTTTAAACTCAGGTGCTGCAACTACTAACGCTAATATAGATGATGCTTTGGCAACTGTTTTCAATGCTGTTGTTGGTTCACACCCTGGTTTACTTGATAAAGCTGGTTTTGGATTCTATATGAACAACAAAATGTACGGATTTTACGGACAGTTTTTAACTACTTCAGGTTCAGGACAAGGTATTAATATGAGAGGTTCAGACCAAGGTATTGATGGTTTAACATATTTAGGTTACCCAATTTACAGATGTCCTGGTATGCCAGATGATGCTATTGTTGCAACATATAAAGAAAATATGGTATTCGGAACTAACTTAGCTACTGATTGGACTGAGGCACGAGTTATACCAACATATCAATATGATGGTTCTGACAATGTAAGAATTGTAATGAACTTTGCAATCGGTGTTCAGACAGGAGTTAAGACTGACGGAGTTGTTGGTTGCATATTCTAAATAATACTTTAAATGGGTGGTTGAAATATACCACCCTTTTATTAACTTTTAATAATAAATAATTATGGCAAATAAAAGATACGATTTTTCTTGTGATATCACTCGCGG